AATTCTGAAAAATACAATATTAGACCTTATAATGAAGAATCATTAGCTTATGATTTAAAAGAAGGTAAAGTAATAGGGTGGTTTAATGGAAGACATGAACATGGTCCAAGAGCATTATGTAATAGAAGTATAATTGCTGACCCAAGTGTACCTGGAACTTATAAAAAAATTAATGATAGATTACAAAGGAATGATAATATGCCCTTTGCTCCTGTAGTATTAGATGATTATGCTAATAAAGTATTTCGTGTTAAAAAATCTAAATACACAGCTGAATTTATGACTATGTTATATGATACAAGAGAAGAATGGTACGATAGAATCCCAGCAGTAGTCCACCCAGTTGATAAAACAGCAAGAATACAAATAGTAACTAAAGATTCAAATTTTAAATTTTATAATTTATTAGATTGTTTTAGAAAAATAACAGACATTCCTGTTTTATTAAATACTAGCTTTAATATACATGGTGAACCTATAGTTTGTCGTCCCGAAGAAGCTTTCGTACATTTGGATAATGGAATAGTGGATAAACTAGTAATAAACAACAAAACTTACACTAAAAAATGATAAATAAATCAACACTTCAATCAATAATAAATAAGTATTACCTTGGGTTAAATGAATCTGTTAAATGGGTAATTGAAAATAATTCAATTAGTATTGACTTTATGACACCTACTAAAGATGTTATTGGGAATGTTTCTTGTGGTGATTTCCAACTAGAAGATAGCAAATTAGCAATCTATGATACTAAAAAATTATCAAGTTTAGTTAATATATGTAATGGAGATTTACTTTTAGAACTAGAAAAAAACAACGCTATTTGTACTAAATTAAAAATATCAGATTTAAATTTTAATCTTAATTATGCTTTATCTGATCCTTTACTAATAAATAAAGTAGGTGAAGTAACAATCCCAGAATGGGTTGTTGAATTAGATTTAACATCTGAAGATATTGATAATATTATTAGAGCAAAAAGTGCATTATCACAAGTAGATAATATGTTAATTACAACTACAACTAATTTAGATAATGAAAATGTAGTTGAATTTGTATTTGGTGATGAATCAGGACATAATAACAAGATTACTTACCAAGTTCAAGGAGATATTAAAGAAACAAATATTAAACTACCATTCAATTCTGATACATTCAAAACAATCCTTCAAGCAAATAAAGATATGGAGGGTGGTAAAATGTATTTAAGTAGTATGGGTTTAATTCAATTAGAATTTTCATTAGATGAAATTACTTCAAAATATTTTGTAGTAAGGAAAGCAGAAACGGAATTTTAACATACGTATAATAAATTGACCTAAGGGCGCACGTTTTATTTTTATTAATCGATGATCGAAAGACATCACAAAACCAAATGATATGAGTACATTATTTTAT